CTTCGGACTCTCCCTCGAGGTCAGTGATTTATTACACTGGCCCGATCACTCCCTAAAGGGGTGATCTCCACCCAAGTTTTAGTGTAGACGACTTGGGGCGTCCAGAACGCTCTAGGTGGTCCTCGCTAACTCTAGGAGATCGCTCTCCATAGGAGCTCCGCGGGACGGGTCGAAACCCATCCAGCGATGTGCTGTCGGGGAAGCAGGGAATTAAATCCCTTAAACTACTCCCCTCGTCCAGCTTGAGGAGACACTTAAGCAGGGCACCAGTCCCCACCAAGGAATCCTTGGGGGGTTTGGCCTCCACTACATATCCCTTAACTAGGGGGATATGAAGGCGTGGGTGAAGTCGCCTGCCCTTAGGCAAGAGGGACTTAGCTTCCGCGTGTGAACGCGGTTGCCAGGATTCCTCCGCTTTATAGGACAAGAAACTCACCCTGCCCAGCAGTGAGGATGTAGGTTGGACGGTCGGAAAGTGTGTCAGTACCTTCTCGATTTGTCCATCCAACCACTTCACTGTCTGCCAGTAACCACTGTAATACAGTTGATTACGTAGCGAAACAAGTGAAATAACCTCACTTGCGTCCTGCCGTCGTGTCGGAAACGCTTGCCGGACCCGGACTATACTGACGTCCGATCCATTAAAGTACTCCCGACCACAAGACTCCCTGAACTTTCCAGTCCAGAAACTCTTGTCAGTACCCACTCTAGCACCGAAATGTTCGAGTGAGCTGACGACGGAGGGCACATGATCTCTAGGGACAATTAGATCGTCCCCAAAGACACGCACCGAGTCCGCAAAGGAAACTAAATCTTTGCGGCAAAGCTGCTTGTTAAGCGATCTCTGAATCCCAACGAAGATCAATGTTGTAAAAACCATCGCCTCGATGGGAAAGCAAAGCGCTGAACCCATAGACGCGAACTTCGCGAGGCGGATCACTCCGCCCGTAGGAAGTTCTGCCCGGCGTGACCGTGTCGCATCAACAGCCCCTGACAAATGAGGCCAATGACGCAACATGCCACGAACGAGCTGATTAGAGACTCTATCGGATGCATCACTCAAATCGAGTGTAGCAGTTCGGTTATCAATCGAACCACGGCGAGCCAGCTCCTGGTTAGGAGTTTGGTCGTCAAATCCGATAACCCTCGAAAGGAAGTCATCCTTATCGAGGTACGCGAGCAGTCGCTGGAGTACCGCCTGCTGCATGTATTGCATGCAAGTCGGCTCCATGGCGATCACACGCGGAGTCTTCAGCGTCTTAGGAACGAGGGTTACCTTGACAGGTACCTCCGTACCAGGTTCGAGGAAGTCAACCCCTTCCAGCTGACGATAACTTCGCCAGTTAGGGAGGAGATTCTCACCGGCCGCGAGGCCGGAGAACTCGAGA